TTGCTGACGTAACTCATTAATCGTTGCGCCAAATTGAAATCCTTCAACCACCGATCGGCCAAGATCAACCTGGGGCATTGCTTCCAAATAATTTATTGGCTGAACCATTTGATTCCCTTTCAAAACGAGGACGGCATCTTTAGTCCTGAGCCAAGCTGTCCACCAGCACCAGCACCAGCACCAGCACCAGCACCACCGCCACCGCCAAATCCACCCATTGCGCCAAAAATTGTTCCACCAATTTTCAGAGCATCACCGAAAGCTTGTCGCACTACCCCGCCCCGAGCCAATTGACCGCCAGCCAGTGCAGCGCCGCTCTGCGCAAGCAAGTTGCCAATAGATCCAGCCGTCTCCATGCCTGCCGCACCCTGTCCAGCCGCCGAGCGTTGGCCTAGCGAAGTTAGCCCGCCCAGCCGCTCGTATTGCTGCGCAATCTGGCTTTCAAGCATCTGCGGCCGGAATTGAGCAAGTGCCGCTTGGATGTTGCCGCCACGTAGCCCGCCGGTTGCCGATGCACGTTGTAACAATGCCTCTTCGCCTTGTCGCACCGCAGACTGAAAAAACGGGCTTTGCTCAAGGCCGGAAATTGCGGCCTGTTGCTCCGGTGCGCCGCGAAGTCCAATTAAAGCTTGCTGGCCTTGAAGAGCAGGAATTCCTGCTTGAACGTATGGCCGCAGCAGTTCGGTGAGCATGTCAAACTGACGTCGCTGTTCTTCGATGCCGGCTTGAGCTGCTCCGGATTGTGTTTGTGCCGCTGCTTCCGCTGCTTTGGCTTGTTGGCTTGCGCCAGTGATACCACCAACAATTTTTCCAATTGCGTTCCCGACAAAACTCATTTTGCTGCCCTCCAATCTTGCCGGGTCATGCCCAGGATATGCACGCCGACAAGCTGCCCGTTTTTCATACAGGCATCGCGGCGCGTGCCTTCGTTTTTGAATCCGAGTTTGACACAGTAATTTTTCGCGGATTCTAGCCCGTCAATGATGTATGCCGTGACTCGGTGAATGTTCTTGTGAGTGAATGCCCACAACAGGCAAAGCCGGCCAAACTCACGCGAATGTGGCAAGGCTTGTTTTGACAACATAGCGTGCAAATCAAACTCAACAAAGCCGGATTCAATCACCATGAACGCGCCCACCTGCTCGCCATTTAGTCGCGCAGACAGATATTTTACGTGCGGGTGTTCAATCGGGGCGATCGCCCGATGATCGTGTCCAATGCGTGAAATATACGGATCACTGAACAGATCGTTCAGCGTTGATAAATCTTTAACTGATTCGAGCGCCAGCGAAACCACAATTACCCCCTTTTGTAATTGGTGGCCGCTGGATGCCAGAAATTCTCAGCTTAATGAATTTTCGCACAAAACCGCAATACCGCAAGAAATCAAGTGATTTCTCTGCCACTAGCACGAATGGTGAGCGAGGTGGCTGCACTAGCAATCGTTGATATAAAGCCGCCAGCCTCAAGACTTTGCCCAATCAATTCCGGGAATGTATAAGTTTCATCAACAGCAATCGAGCGAGCATCAACAATCAAATTAGATGCGCCAGCACTGCCGCCGCTAGTCACCAAATTTACCGATATAGTTGCCACTGATGCACTGGTGTTTGTTGCAGTAAATTTATCAATGATTGTCTTGCAAAGAGAAGCAGTGTATTGCGTGGTCTGCGTATTTTCTGACTGCTTTGCAGGGATCAAAACTTTAATCGTAACAGTCATTTTTTAACTCCAAGGCGAAGGCAACACTGCGTCTATCGGATTCTTTTGCAATTCAATCTGTTGGGCAATCGCAGCCTTATATGCTGCAACTTGTTCTTCCCCTAGCGCAGCTTCTACCCAGCTCTGCACTTGTGCTTCAGTCAGATCATTATAGGGCGTAAAAACGCCATCTGGTGCAGGTACATTGACGTCGCCATATATCTGATTGTGATACGAATCTTCGTCGCCAGCCAGAACCCAATTGACCCGATAAACCACGTTTGTAAGGCCATCGTCAGTGAGTTTGACGGCTAACGGATTGAGTTTCCAAGTGTATGTAATCATGTTAGTTGCTCATCATGGTAATCCAGTTAGTGCCGTCTGATTGAATCATTGCAAACTTGCCCAGCGTGGCGGCCAGAATCGCAGTGCCTGCGGTGTTCGACCCCAGCGGGATCACGTTGCTCGATGCACTAATCACGCTATTGGCTGTGATCGTGTTGAGATACAAGATGCGTCCAGGGTAGCTGGCTGCCGCAGGCAATGTCACGGTGCAGTTGGTGGTGGTGAAACGCAGCGAGCCATCCGTGGCTGCCACGGTGTAGGTCGCAGCACTTACTGTGCTGGGTGATTTGCTGGCGAACGAGCCATTGACGGTGAGCGTGCTGAGATTGGTTGTCGTGCCAATACCGACGTTGCCTGTGCTATCAATCCGCATCCGTTCAGTTGCAGTGCCGAGCGTGGTGCCGGAAGTGCCCGCCGGAGCAGTCAGGAATCTGACGTAGCCACCCGCGCCTGAGCCGGTGCCGCGCCCTGACTGAATGCTTAAGTTCGCGCCTGCAATGTCGGTTCCAACGCCATCCGTTGCCCGATAAACCGCGCTCACAGGTGCCGCAGAAGTGTCGCCGTTGCCAGAAATTACTTCGCCGTTTCCTTTAACCGAGAAAACAACCGTGGTGCCCGCATACCAGACAAAGCTGCGCGTGCTGCCGGGGATGCTAGTCCAAAAAACACTTGATGCAATGCCCAATGCGTAATCTGTATTTGAGGCATCAACGCTGGGGAAAAGAACAATCTTTGTGCCTGCCGAGCGCGTGGTAAAAGTAGGTGCGGCAAAGCCCGCACTGCTGAAATCAATACGATTCCCGCCAGTGCCGTTAAGGTAAATCTGACCGCCGCCCGTAGTCGCGCTGTTGGCTCGCGTTGACAGGAATTGACCGGTTGTTCTGACAGTGCCCGCAACGTCCAGTTTGTATGCCGGTGAGGCAGACCCAATACCGACGTTGCCATCGTATTGAATCCGCATAGCTTCGGCCAAACTGCCTGCGGTTGTGTTCGATACGCAGAATTTGAGGTTTGCGGAAGCGTCGCCATCGGTGGCGTTTGCTTTAATAGCCGAGATGTTTGCAAACGAAGTGACATCGTTTGCGTTGTTGTAAATTCCTGAAAGCAACACGCCCGGCTCAGGGAACGACGAATACGGATATAAGTCTTGCAGTTCCAAATTGGCATATTGCCCAAACGTGGTGTGCGCTAAAGCTTGCACCCGCGTAAATCCGCGCAGATTGGATTGCCCAACAACATCAAGCGGCGAAGCAGGGGATGCTGTTCCGATACCGACGTATCCGCTATCCAACACGCGCATTGCTTCGTTTGCGCCGTTATTGCCCACTTGGAAAACAATGTTTGAGCCAGTTGTGCCGACACCAGAGGTGGCACGCAGGGTCAGTGTGCTGGTTGTGGTTGTGCCGCCAATAACAAGCGGGACAGTTGCCGATGTTGTAATGGTTGGCGTGGCGATCGTGGGGCTAGTGCCAAACACCAGCGCGCCTGTGCCCGTCTCATCCGTCACCGCAGCCGCTAGGTTTGCACTGGTCGGTGTCCCCAGCCATGTGGCAACGCCGGTGCCCAAGGAGGTGATGCCTGTACCGCCGTTGGCCACGGGCAGCGTGCCGATCCCGGCAAGCACTGCTGCATTGGTCACGATCTCGGTACGCACGTTTGCGATAGTCTTGGGGCGCACAAACCCGTCAGTAGCAATCTCAACAAAGTAGTGCGTGGCGGCCGTAACGGTATCTGACGACCCCACCAAGTTGATGAACGTGGGGTAGAACCAACCGCCGTAATTGAGCCGCGTCGAACCCGTTGGGGCTGTGGTTCCCCCGTCGAATTGACCCGCTGTAGCCGTTGTGCCGTTGTATTCGACAAAGGACGAGGACGTAGAGCCTGACGTTACTCCTCGATCTCCGGCAATAGTCCCGGAGAGCACCGTGGCGGGGATGCTCGTCGATGCGGTCATCGCTCCAGTGCCGTTGCCAAAGACGTACCCTGTCAGGGTAGTCGCGCTTGTGCCGCCGTTGGCAACCGCCAGCGTGCCGGTCACGCCTGTGGTTAAGGGCAGCCCGGTGCAGCTTGTCAGCACGCCTGATTGCGGCGTTCCCAGCAGGGGCGTTACCAATGTGGGGCTGGTGGCCCGTACAACTGAACCCGTACCAGTGTTAATCGTCCATGTCGGCGCTGTGCCGGTGGAGGTCAGCACGTAGTTAGCCGCGCCAATGCTTAGGAAAGTTGTGGCGCTGGCCGCAGATTGATACGGCACCGAACCTGCTGCACCGCCTGCCAGATTCGTAGCGGTGCCTGCAACAATACTAGACGGTGCTACGTTTTTCCAGTACGGCCCGGCGCTGTCGTATTGCAGCACATCATCCGGCTGAATAGATGTGATTTTTACGTTATGAAGCTCATCTAGCTCATAGCCGTTATCAACCTTAATAAATATTGAACCGACTGTGGCATGTACTCGTTCAATGAATCCTAAGATCACCAATTGATCCGGCGCGTCTGGCTTCGTGGTCGTAAAAGCGCCTGCAATCGTAGGAGAAAGATAGACGGTATCTCCGGCAATTGTTCCGAGCGTGTTTAATTTATAAATCGGCCCGGAGACTTGCACAAACCCTTCTGCACCAGCGGTAATCGTTTCTGCCACTATGCCAATAGTATGCGCTGAGTTTGCCTCGCTGTCGGCCTGTGCAAGTTTCACTGCAACGCGATTGCCCTGAGCGCCTGAAATATAAACGATCTGCCCTTTTGTCATTGTCAAAATGGTGTCGTTGTATGCTCTCACGTACTCTTGAACGCCGATCTTGCAAACTACATTCCCACCTTTGAGGCCGAAGTCAATTGTTCCTTCGCCATCGTCCCAAATCATCCGGCCAACGGCGTTTTCACCGTGTCCGTTTTCATTAATGGTGAGATAGTCAGTAACAATTGAATTGTTATACTGCTCCGCAGGCTCAAGCAATTTAAGTTGCAGTTCAGACTTGAGAGCCTGTAATTCTTGCAGGGCAAGCGTGGCTTTGGCATCAGTCACAGCTCCTTCAGCCGTGAGACTGTTTTCTAGTGCCTCAATCAATGCAAGCGCATCGTTTGCCGTTGCTTGCGCAGTTCCAGCAGAAATGGCCACTTCATTCACGAAGTCAGGCGCAATTGCATCAACGGTCGCAAACAGCCGTTCAAATTGCTTGATCGACTCGTGATCCTTGAGAAACAGGGCCAGTTGATCACGCGTCAAATTGAGCTTTGAGTTAGCCATCAGAATTCCAGCGGCTCAAGTTGTGCTTCGAGTCGGATAAATGCCACATGCGCCGAACTATCTCCCTGGAAACGCTGGATGCGCCAGTTCCGCATGTGGCCCTGCTGGAACCACACCAAACGCTTTAGTCGATCGCCAATCGTGCCTGCGCTGATATATTTTGATTGGCTCCACACTTGCCCATCAACCGAATAAGACGTGCTGATCTGTGGGTTATCCGCAAGTGACACGCGGCCAGTAAGCGCCACCAGTTCGAGCTGATTGAAGATCACGCCTTTGCCTTCTGCGTAAATAATCGTGGTGCCAAATTCCCAGCGCACTATCTGCCCGAAATGCGCGCTCGTTTCCTGCGCCATGTATCCGACCGTCGTACTAGTCGGGTCTCCAACGAGCCAGCGGTTGTAAGCCCACACGATGTTTCTGGCCCGGTACTGACTGAAACCTGCCAGCGAACTAGTCAGCGTAAACCACACCGGCTGGCTAAGTGCTTGCGTTGCAGCCGCATCAAAAACAATCGTGCGGTCTGGCAAATGCAAATATAGATGCTGGTGATTTCTGTCGTTTCGCGCCTCTAACTTTATGCTTGCGAGCGTTGACTCATCGTAAGTCAGCAAGATCTGGTCGATTTCTTGCGTGCTGATCTTGTTGGCGTTAGCGTTAGCAGCTACATACACGCCCGGCGCTTCATTTCTGCCACTGCCAATAAAAGCAATTTGCTCCAAAAACACACAGCAAGCGTGCGTCCCGACGGTGCCTTTTTGAACTTGCGCACCGTCAATGCGTTCGAACGGAAAAAAATCGCCGCCTACGTTGTCGAACACTTCGATTGTGTTTCGATTCAGCGCATAGACTTCATTGCGTAGCTTCAACAAAGCCACAACCGGGTCCGGGTCGGCTTCACTTGAGCCATACTTCAGCGGATTAACCTGCGTCGGATCGGATAGCTCTGTGACAATCAGGAACTCTCCATCCGTCGTCATGAAGTACCCATCGACCCAGCACATATCAATCACGGTGCCAAGGTCTGGGTCGGTAACTTGCGTGAGCGTTGAGCCATCCCAATAAAACAGGTCGCCGCCCGATGCGATCGCCAGGCGGTCGAAACTGTAATCGAACGTCACAAGGCCGGTGCCGCCCACATCGCCAAGCGTGGTCACGGTGCCAGTGGATGACACCTCCACTAGCTTTGTGCCCATGACTCGATAGCAGGTGCCTTCCCACTGAATGCCGCCACGATCAATGCCGGGGCCAGTGCCGTTTGAGATAAGCCCATCAGCTGGGCGCAGATAGCCCTCACTGATTCCGTTACCCTTTGGCACTGGCGTCATGTTGACCGGGTAGCTGGTGCGCAGGTCTGGCCCGTTGTCGGTGTAAATGCCGTTCAGAATTGGGATCTGAGCCATTGATTATTTTTTCCTGGCTGCGCGCATATTGTCGATGAGATTCGGGTAAGGCCGGCCCGCCTTTTTTGCATCGGATTTTGCGCTGGCGGTCTGCTTCTCGGTGAGCGGTTGCGGCTTGCCTTCCGCTTTTGGTCGCGCTTTATCCCACACGGGCTTTTTCTTCATGCTGCTCACCATTTCGTCTTGTCAGCCCAATAAGCCGCGCTCATTTTGCCTTTGGTAATGTTCTCAGCGTGCCGCGCCTTGAAAGATTTACGCCGCGCCTCGTCTGCTTGCGTCTCATTTTCCCGCTTTGGTGAGCCGCTAACACCCTGCTGGCCGAAACGAATCGTCTTGATCTTGTCGCCTTCTTTTGCAACGACGACGTGCGATTTTGTCGGGTGAGATGGGGTTTTCTTGGGCTTATTGAAGCCCTCAACACCCACACGCTCTAAACGCGGGTCTTTTTTCATACTCGCGTCACTCCTCTCAATTCGTTATTTTTGAGTCTGCGAGTGCAGTTAATATAAAAACTTTTACCTTAACCAATACGCCAGTTTGTGCCATCACAAAACACTGGAACGATGTTTGCCCCGCTACCTGCCACAATTGCGCCAATACCTGCCGTCAGCGTTTGTGTTGCATCGCTGACAGCTGCACGAGCGCCAGCGCCAGCAGTTGCAGCAGTGGGCAAATTTGCCACGGTTTTTGTAGTGACTTTTGAGTAGCTGGAAAGGGTAATCGTTGCTGCCTCAACATCAACGAACGAGCCTTCCATAAACGCTCGCACCGTGTTGATGCTGGCCTTTCGTGCGTCCCCGTTGTCGTTCGAATAAACGATAAGTTTATCGGCTGATGTAACTTCGTTTAACGTTGATAGTTGGTTGATGGTCGGCATGGTTGCCCCTCAGTTAAGTTCGATCGGCCCATCTTGGCCGGCAAGCACAGGATCCACCGGCCCCGGCATAAATACATCATACATCCAAGGCTTATTACCCGCACCTGAAGGCAGGGTGTCCGGGAATTGCTGCTCAGGCGGCATGGCGGCCTTGGCGAGCAATGTGTCATAGGATGATTTCGCAATAGCCAGCGTGCCGGCCATCACCTGCTTGCCGTATGACGGCGCAAGCCTCACCGCCAGCCCGGTAATGATCGCCTGGTTAGCCATGTCAGGGACGTAGGTTTGCTCGTCGAGATCTGACTGTTGCGGACTCACGGACAGCGGAAACCCGACACGAATACCCTTGCCATTCCAGTCTGCCACCATAGCATCAAGCCTGCGCAGTGCGCTTTCGAGCTGCTGCGGCTGCAAGTCAAACACATAGGATGCAAGCCCGATTTCTTCGAAGGCTGCCTCGATAAACTGGCGCTTGCTGTATCCCATTACTCACCCCTCAATGATTCTTCAATTTTTTCGAGCAACTTTCGGTCGGTCGTGCGGCCGTCAAACTTGATGCCAAGCTCGTTTGCTTTTTGCTCAAGCTCTGCGCGGTTTGGCAGGTTTTGTTCGTCGCCTTCGTTGATTTCTTTGGCTGCGGAGGAATCAACATCTGGCACAGAGTTGGCCACAGAATCATCAGACTCCTTAAGGTAAGCAGACACAGCTTCAACAAGGCTTTTTGACCACCCCTTTTCGAGCGCAACGCAAAGTTGCGCGTCATCTTCAACGCCGAGCGCGTTATAGGTGGTGCCGTTAGGCCCAAAATTAGAGCCTGGGCAACGATAGACCAGTGCTGGATATTCCATTATTACTTGCCTTTCTTTGCCGGCGCTTTGGAAGGTTTCTCGGCTTTCATTGCAGCGGTGCGCGCAGTTGAAAGCGCAATTGCCACGGCTTGTTTCTGCGGCTTACCAGCTTTCATTTCTTTTGAAACATTGGTGCTAATGCTTTTTTGAGAATAACCTTTTTTGAGCGGCATAATTACCCCTTTTTTGAACGGCCCCGGGATTTCTCCCAGGGCCAATTTTACAGATTACTACAGACGATAGACAACAAAGGTATCAGCCGCGGTTTTGCGCACGCGGAAACGCGCAGTGGCGCCCGACGTGGCAGCCGTTGCAGCCGAGCCAACGATGGTTACATTAGTGTTGACCGTAATCGTCAGCGCGAATGCAGCCAAAGTAATCAGAGAAAAATCAATGCTGTCGCCAATTGCAAACTCAGAGACAGCATCAATTGCCGATCCCAGCGGAAGCTGGATGCTGCGGGTAGTGGTCGGCGTTGCGGTGACAATGCCGCCAAGCAACGAGGCAGCGGTGAAAACCATTGATCCGCCGTCAGCGATGTTCGTCGGGTCGCCCTGCACTTGGTTATTCAGGCGCAGCTGCTGAACTACAGGTGCAGTGCCAACCTCGTAATACACAGGCTGCGAGCCTACGGATTCCACCACAATAGTCGCGCCATTTGAATATGAACCGAACACAGTTTGGCCGGCCGTCACGGTGCCAATGAGCGTGGTCTGATCGGGGTAGTTAGGATAACCAATCGTGCGCAAAACTTGCGCCTGACCTTGGGTAAAAACAGCGATCGACTCGCCGGACGGGATGGTGACAGTGGCTTTGCCATTCACTGCGATGATGTTTGACATGGTAATCCTTTCAGAATTCAAAGAGGGCCGGGGAAACCCGGCCCGTCATGCTTAGGTTTGCGAAAACATAATCACGCCGGACATTTCGGGTTGTTTATTCACAACGCCAAACAAGGTGTCCAAACGGTACTTGGTTTTCATCGTGTTGATGTCATATTGCTTCTGCATCACCAGTTCGATACCTTGATCGGTCGATGCACGCATGACAGCTGCGCCGGCGTCCTGCGGCACTGCATACCGGCCCGGAAGGATTTCCAAGGCATCGCGCATCCAGAACGGGTTGATGAAGTTGGTCACAGTGTTGAGGAACACGATCGCGGAATTCGATGCGGCAGTGTTGACCACCACGTTCTGATACTGCGCTTCGGCATCGGAACCGCCCTGATTGCTGATAATCGGGGGGCTGATAACCAGAGTGGTCGAAGAAGGCACGCTGATCACGCGGAAGGTTTTCAGCTGGCCGGTATCGCCCTTGGTAATGTGATGCACAGCATTGAGACCAGCAATCGTGAAGGCATCGCCAGCAACAACGCTGGTTGTGCTGGAAATCGTGATGGTCTGGAAACGGTTGTCGACGTTGGCGGTTTCGCCAGTGGTCGCCACGGAAGTTGCTTTTGGCGCGTAGTAATTGCCAGCCGATGCGCGGGTGTCCACGGTCAGGCTACCGCCACCAGCGGCAGCAACCTTGCGGTTGGCATAGTCCAGCTTGTAAGTGCCAAAGCTGGCCATTTCACCAACAAATGCCTTACGCAAAGCCTTGTCGCTGATCTCGTTGCCGAAAGAGCGGGAAGCCTTGGACAGGTCACTCGCCATGCCGTTGTAGTCACGGGTCGAGAGAGCGAGGTAGCGGTCATACATCGGCACGCCTTGCTCGTTCATGATCGCTTCGCACTGCGCCACATCGTCAAAGCCAGATGCCGCCGCGGTGCGCTTCACAAACAGGGTGCCCTGGTTGGCAGCCACGTTCATAATCGCCACGTTAATATCGCTGGCCAGTTTTTGCTTGGCAGCATCACCCAGGCGGCCTTCTTGCAGGCTATCGCGCAGCTCGGTGGCGGTCATCACCCACGGCACAGACTTCTGGAAACCGATGGTAGCCGGAACAGCCAACTGGGTGAAATCGTCAAAGTTTGACGACATATCGGTTCCGTTGTAGCTAGTGGCGATGTAAGGCTGCGGACGCCACAGAATGTTGTTAGTGCGCTCCATCATCGTCTGATCGGTATTGAATACCGCGACGTTACGGGACAGCACGAGAGCATCCTGAAAGCCTTCCAGAATGTCCTCAAACGCTACGCGTTCTTCCTTGCTGAAACTATTTGCCATGATTAAAACTCCTGATTAGTTTGATTTTTGCCGAAGCTGGCGCTTGTAGGCCATGACCTTCGACATATTGCCGGTTTTGGCTGCATCTTCCCGCAGCCGTTCAAGGGTTGAGTCCACCGCACCACTCAGGCTGCCAGTACCCTTGACAGTCTTTTCAGGCGGCGGCGCTGCCTTACGATTCGTCACTTTCAATTGCGTCTCCAGTTTCGCAACCGCAAAGGCAAACTTCACGGGGTCTTTAATGTCAGCAAGTTCTTTTGCGCGCTTCGGGTTCTTGCCGAGTGCATACACAACCAACGCCGGGTTTTCCGCGCCTTGAAGCACAACACCTTGCTGCGTCACGTTGAAGACTTCTTGAATCGCCATCTCAGCGTCATCGAAATCTTTAACACGCAGGCCGGTTTTCGCCTTCCCATACGCATCAAGTTTTGCCTGCCAAGCTTGCTTTGTTTCTTCTTCCGATCGCTTGGCCTGCTGCGCTTGCTGATCTACTTCTCGCTTTCGCTCAAACCAGTCAGACAGCGCAGATTCGTACTTGTCAGAGTCATAATCGTGGCCTTCAAGCGTTGGCTTTACGCCCAACAAAGCCGGCTTGTTCTCGGTCTGTGTGGTTTCAATCTTTGCTTGCAACTCACGATTTTGACGCTGCAACTCCCGGTGCGACTTGCGCAGCTCTCGCACCCATTCAGGCGCACGCTGTTCCTGCTCTTGAGGTGGCGTTTCCTCACCGATTGAAACGATTACTTCGTCGCCGCTTTCCTCTTGTGCTTCGGTTTCCGGCTCTTGGTCGGCGTCGGTATTTTGCTCGTCGCCCACATTCTCAAGATCCGCATCCTCTTGCAGTTCGATTTCTTCGGATACTTCGTTTTCGTCCTCTCGCTCTGCCATTTGACCCATTTAAGACCCCATAAACTCACCCGTGAATGGCCGGGTGGATGCCATGAAAATCATTCAACAATGGGTGCAGCTGATTGCTGAAGCATCCCGCCCAACATCTGAGCCGCTTCCATTGCTTGTTTCTGTTCTTGAAGATCAACCTTAGATAGTGTTTCAATGGTCTGCGCCCGCTTGAGTTCTGCGGCTGCCACCGTCTCAACGGTATCGGCCCGAGCCTTCGCCGCTTTTGCTACGGCTTCCTCTGCTGCGGCTTGCAAAAAGATCGCGTTCGGATCTTGCGGCTGGCCTTCCATTGCCGCCATCATTTCCTGCGCTTCTTCCTCGGTCGGCTTCATCACGCCAAGTTGCACCAGCTTTTTGCGGAAGTAGGTGCGCACATCGTCAATGCCTTCGCCCTCCATGTTCATCATCGCCATTGAGGTAAGCACCTGGCGGGTTTCCGGGTCGTCACTCACGGCAATCATGTTCGTGATTGAGCGGACGGTAGCTTCGCGGCGTGATACGAAAGACGGCCCAACGCTGGACACCACATCGAACGAGGCTTCGGACAGATCGTTGTCGTTTTCGATCTCGCCGGTTTCTTCGTTGATTGTGGGCTTCATCAATTCGACGCCAGCCATTTCGCCCATGAGCCCAACCGTTTTCATTTTCCGGCCGGGTTCCACATACACATCACGGGCCATGCCGAGCCAAATCTCGCCAACGCGCCGCACCAACTTGGCCTGGTTGGACATGTAGATAAACGTCTGCATATCAACGCGGGCTTGGATTGCTTCCACGGCCTTGCCGGAAATGTTGGCGACCATCTTGTCAGCCCCTTGCGGGTTGCCGAGAATGTCGTTCATGTCCTGCTCGGTGAGTTGCAACAGGCCGGCAAGTGCCGGGGGAATTACTGCGCTGCGGGTGTAGGCCACCGGGCCGCCCACCTGCTGTGAGCCATCCGGCCCGGTGATCGGGTTGATTAGCAGATAGGGGTAATTCTTGATGTTGTCCTCAGCCCACATCATCTGGTGGCCCGCGACTTGCTCGGGCGTGAGGATAGGCTTCTCAACGCTAGACAGCGCACTGATCTCGCCAAGCTTTGACAGCTGCATATTCTTAAGCCGCTGAGCATCCTTCGCCAGGCGAACGTGGCCCATGCAACGCTCGACGTTATCGACAAACCAGCGTTTTCCATACGCCGGCACCACCGGGATCGCCTTGCCAGCGATGTATCCGCAGTCATCCAGCACAGCGTTACCGCTCAGGACGTACT